TTGGTTACGGTCACACCTAACCATACAACTTTTTAGCCATTTCTTCTTTACTAGTTCTTTTTGCTTTCTTAAATGCTGCATCAGTTGGTGCACCTTTGCTACCTTTTTTACGCATACGTTCTCCAGAACCATCTTTAATTCTTTTACGTTTTGCGTGAATGTTTTCGTATAAACTCATTTGTTGCCACCGCCATACAAAATTCTTGTAATTCTATCTATAGCACTTTCTCCTTTGTCTTTTTTCTTTTTTTTATCTTTATTGTGTTTTTCTATCATTTGTTTATATCTCATCCTGTAATCCGCTGGCATATCGCCATAACTAAAATTTCCCGGTGTTTTTTTGTCCATAATTAAACCTCTAAAGGTGATGGTGAATTGTAACCACTAAACTGATTCATAAGATCCATTGCATTACCTGCATCAACCTTACCAAGTTTAGCCATATTGTCAGCAGCTTGCTGTTGCTGTTCAGCCTGTGCTGCTGCCTGTTGCTGCTGTGCTCTTGCTTGTCGTACTTTAGCTACCTGTGGGCCGGGAACTATTAACGATGGGTCAACCCCTAACATATCTGCATAGTTATCTGCCCATGAGTCAGAGTCAAATTTATCTAATACATCAGGTTTCATCTGGGCAACCATACCCATGCTATTAACATATCTATCTACGCTGTTAGTTCCAATTGCACGTTGTGCTTGTGCCAACATAGATACAAATTCTACGTTTAATTCCATGCCCTGTAATTCTGGTGGGGCAGGTGGTATTAAATCATTTTCCAGCATTCTGTTAAACGTGATATCAATTAACGGATCTAACAATTCATTATGTAATCTTTCCAGTACTGGCCCTAACATAAGCAGTTTTTCTTCATGTCGTTCTGCTACTTCTGTTGCAGTCATCCTAGTATCGGTAGCATTTGCCAACATTAAAAACAAATCAGCATAAAAACTACCATTAATACGCTGCCTTACGTCCTGTATATCTCGTAATAAATGATCAAGATTAAGGTTTACGTTAAATGCTGTCTCTATTTTGCCCTGTTGACCATCAATAAAGGTAACACCACCCGGAAGACTGTCTACATCACGGTTTTTAAGGTAGCTAGGTACTTGTAATGGTGGCTTTGTTTGGTAATCAATGCCTTGTGCCTTGCGTAATTGTTCATGTTGTAACTGTTTTATGTCACCTAATGCTTCCATTCCCGGTGAATTACCATAAATATCACCACCTGCAACACCCCATCTTGGCACAACTGCCGGAAATTCTTTGTATCCACTTTCTCGTAGCACTTGTTCTCCATCACCGCCTTGCTCAAAGTAACAAGATTTGAATGCCATGTTGGTATTATCTTTCTTTTTAAAATCACGTTCTCTATCATCCCTTGGTTCTATAGCATGAATAATGGTTACATAGCTATCTAGGTTACCCCTGTCGAACAGATTCTTAACGGACGTTGAACATTTGTTATACCCAAACTCTCTTACCAGTTCTCCTACCGTTTTTTGAAACTCTCTGTACAAAGTGTTTACTCTGCCCTGATAATCCGTAGCAATTGCATATTCTCCTACAGTTACTGGGTAATGATGGATAGCAGTCTTAGGATCAGGCAATATAATTGACCCTGCTGTTCCAAATGCTCCCAATTCTTCATACATCCCATGTAATGTTCGGTATGTATTGGATTTTGTAAACACCAATTGCATACGTTCTGTAACGTCATTAAGCCATAACTTGACAGGTGCATATCTATTAAGATCAGGATCTACCGTTCCAAGTCTGAACCATGGTCTTGCAGGGGATGTAGCACCAGCCATCATGCCAGCACCCAGTGTTCTTAATGCTCTTGTGCCAGTGTTGTCATATATAGAGTTATGTCTTCTATGACCTTTGTTTCTGTCCTGTACAAAATATCGTCCGTTTCTTGGCAGCAAATATGTAGTGACTTCTTGCCAATGTGACCACCAAGTAGCCCTTTCTGATCTAAGGTGACCCCACCTTGTCAGTAGTTTATCTCTCTTGGTTTTCATTGATTAACCGCCTAATAATGTGTTTTGACTGAGGTTTAATTCACTAGGATCTACCCCCATACTGCCAGTTAATAATGTTCCTGATGCTCCTTGTTGTGCTGATAGTTCACTAGCATCTAATGCACTTTCGACATCTACATTTTGCCTATTAGCTCTGTTGTATTCTTGCTCACTTCTTTGCTGTTCTGCTGTAGCACGTTGTTCTGCACGTTCATTTGCTTGACGTTGGTCTGCTAATGCCTGTTCTTGCACCCTTCTTTGGTTGTTAGCTGAACTAACTGCTACAACTGTAGATCCTACCGCTGCAATTGCTGCTACAACTCCCATTTCATAACTCCTTGGAATAAATAATGTCTTGTACACCGTATTTGATTCTTGGCAACAAGGCTGACAAAGTGGTGTTTTCTTTGCAATGCCATAGCATTAATTTGCATCCAAGTGATGTTGCATGATTTTCAGTCTCTCTAATCAATCGTAAACCAATTCGTCCTCCCCTATGTTCCTTGCTGATAAACAACAAATCGTTTTGGGCTATACGAAGATCGGCATAATGCAAATGATTAGTGACGAAATTAACAGAGTAACCAATTAATACATCATCTTGCCTAGCTGAAAGAATAAAGATCTGATGGGCATCTTCCATTTTGCGATACGTCATCTCGTCTGGCTTAAGCTTCATTACTTCTTTGTTTCGAGCAATTTCCGTGTAATGCTCTTCAAACAAGATTGTTGCTTCAGCTAACATCTCATCAACTGTGGCGAGTTTGATGTCAATCATTGACTACTCCACATTCATCAAATGTAATGGCACTATCGCCAGTTACGGTCACACCATTCATAGAAAAATACTCGGTTATACAATCAAATATTATATGTACTCTGTCAGTCATGCCAACATTGTCCGCTGTATGTACTTTTTTATGGTTAAACCACCAGACTTCTCCTACCTCAAACTTCTGTTTTTGATCTCCGCAAGTTTGGCTACACCATTGGTTACTTTGCAACACGATATGAAACCTTGAGTAGTGGTCTGCATACAATCCTTGGTCGTTATGTTTGGTTACATGACCGCTAGGTTTGAGATTAACGACAAGTACCCTACCCATCTCCTTAACTTTTAGTTTTTCCAGTATTGGTCGCATTAATGGTACTAATGCATCCTTTAAATATTCCATGCATGGGTAGTCATATGATCCTAAATCGTGCATGACGTAATACAAACTCATCTTTAATGGCCCTCTGACGTATATACATTCCGTATCTTTATGTGGTGAGTTACTACTCTTTTGTCGTGCTGTTATTTCTGTCCATAACTTAGGCTTATCCTCCAATAATTTAAGCAGTGGTTCTACATCTAGACCTTCTGCTACACGGACAAAGTTACATTCTGGTGTATGGGTCATATTCTGCCTTCTGTGTGGTTTCTTTACGTCTTTTGATGTATATATCCTCTGGTAGTTTCTTGGATACTGGGAGGGCAAAGGTTAGTGCTAGTGCATCAGCTAGATCTGGTGACCCTGCTCCCTGTAATCTCTTCTTTATTTGATCCTTACTTTCCAATACTTTTCTACCCACATTGTCATACCAATATATCGGTGTTGCTAACTCTTGTTTTAGTGCGGTGTCATTCGGTATTGCACCTCCCATCTCTATCCATTCTTTCATTAACCACCACATCTCTGTTCTACGGTTGATGTACTGCTCTGGTTTGGTTGCCTTACCTCCAAATGGTATTTCTATAACGTCATATGCTAACTGCCTTAGTCTGTCGATTACACCACTACCTGCACCTGCATCACAGAACACTGCATCTGGGTTATGTTCCTCTATCAGATTGGCTATCCTTGCAGCTAGATCCATGTTGTCTAGACCTCGATAGACAATAGGCTTAAATCCCTGCCTACCTTGCCTACGGAACACTACAGATCTGTCATCACCAAACCTTGCTGGGTCGATACCAAACACTACTGGAGAAAATGCTACATCTGCCTTCTGGTATACACGTTGTGCTGCTACTTCGGTATCTGCCAATGCAATAAGTTGGTCATCACCTGCTGCACTGAAGTCACATAGATACTCCCTAGCAAACGATGTCTCACTCATATCACGCTTGAGACGAGTCACCTCATCAGGATGCAAGCTATCGGTATCAAATACTGTGTATCTGGCTGCTGTCCATCCGTCTTCGTCTATGGCCTTGTAGTACAACTCAGAGAACAAGTTAATGCCTGATGGTGTACCAATAAAGATTGCCCATCCAAGTCTGTCTGAGAGTGCAGGTTGACATACATCTAGCCATAGTTCTGGCTTAATCTGTGCGACCTCATCGATAACTATCCCATCTAGACGTAATCCCCTCAATGCTTCGGCATTGTCTCCACCAAACAACCTGATGATTGCTCCATTATGTTTAAACTTTACTGATAACTCACCCTCGTTTATATCGATTACTGATGCTCTTCTTAGTGGCTCTAGCTTCTGCTTTAACCTTGCCCATGCAATTGCTTTACTTTGCTTTAGGAATGGAGCTACATACACAAACAAAGGTAGATCCTTGTCAGTCTTAACTGCTTCATGGATTAATTGCATTATGGCTAGTTCTGTCTTACCTGATCGCCTGTGCAATGCGAAGACACTAAACCTTTCTCTCTTTAGGTGACATTGCTTTTGCCATGCTCTAGGGGTGTAGTCAAGGCTTATATTGCTCATCCTTGAGGTATGCCAGTGCTGATAGTCAAGTTAATGTTTGCTTCCCCTTCTACTCCCAACTTCTCACCAAAACGTTTTGGATTAAATTTAGATAGCATTTTAAACCTAGTTTCAACCCTGTTCTTTTGCCAGTTTATGAACGCTGGATCAATCCTTTCATTGCCATCAGAACCGCACATAGTAGGAGGTGTATCAATTAGCTCTAAACATTCCTCAAACAAAATCTCACAGCCTGTATCTCTCGCACGTGCGAAGGCTGACCGAAACTCTTCATCTTTATCAAGCCATTTATAAATAGTTCTCCATTGAACGCTACCTTTCTGTCTACAATATTCCCTTAGTGTTTTGCCATGAGCAATCCATTCACAAATTCTGGAACTTTCAACAGGATCAACTTTCTCAATAGGTCTACCTAATTTCGATTGTTTTGAATCTGTCAGGATAATCTGCTCTTCTTTCATAACGACAAAGTTTAGCGATAGTACCTCTACTTATATTAAACATTTTAGAAAGGGAACCATAGCCGATACCGTAGTCTTCATGAAGATCTCGTAAGGCATCTACGACAACATCAGGAATAGTACAGTTGTGATGGCACTGGTTTACTCTGTAACCCTTTTCATTAACTCCAACAACAATGCGAGTAACCTTAGTTGCGAGAGTCATTAAAAGATATAAGTAAAATTAAACATAATATAGAGAAATGTAGAATAAATCGCAATGCTTAGAATTAATTTGTTGACAAGTGTAGGACTATATGCAACACTATAAGTATCGGTTGTCCACCGATTTGTCACTTACTAATTTTAATTAACAACACAATGACACAGTTCAAATTTCCACAGAACCTAGCAGACCACTTAGAGAATGAGATCTACAACAAGCTTATTGCTTCAGTACAAATAGATGTAGACCGTTACAATGCTATGTGGGCAAAGCGTGAGCAAGAAGGCAAGACCTTTCACACTGAGCAAACATGGCATGGTGAAGAAAAGATTTACTGGTATGCAAAATCAAAAGGTTTACTAGACATTACATTCCATCAGGAAATGGATTCTTATTACAAGAAAATGACTAATGACTATTACAGACCAATGAGTTGTGTAGTTGACCTCAAGGCTTGTTTTGAGAATGCCAGAGAGCAAAGAAACCATAGCGTTGCTTTAGCAGAGCAAAGAGTTAACAGCCATCTAGCAGTTACAGATCAATTAGACATCCGTTCAACAGATGATCTAAAACTTGGTAGCCATAACTTAATTGAAGGTTGTGTTACTGGATTGACTAATGATAGCGAACACTTTCAGATTCAATTACAGATGATGTATAACTACCGCTACGGTACAAATTCAGCTAATGGCTACATGACTCAGTACGTGCAGTTTAGAAGTAACAGGCTTGGAGCTAGACAGGAAGGCAAGTCAGTACAGCAAGCTATTACAGATGCTGACAGACAGGCCAAGCGTGATGAAAAGCTAGCTATCCAAAATGAAAAGCAAATGGCTAAATGGGCTAAGTTCCAGAAGCTACCAGTTGTAATGGAAAAGTGGATTGACAAAGAGATCAAAACACTAGCAGCAATCATCAGCGATGAAGGTTTAGCAAAGATCCGTTTACAGGCACAGCAAATGAATTACGAATTTGATGAAGCTTGGAAAATCAAATCTATTACCAAAGACATCGAGACACACAATGCATTGAGAAATGACCTCAGACATTGGCAGAATGACGAGACAGGACTCAAGTCATTATTCGATAAAGGTATCGACACTAGAAACAAACTTAAGGAGATGTACGGAGTTTAATTACTCCTACATTTACAGAGGGTTAACCACCCTCTTTTTTTTTGCCCAATTACTTGATTAAATGTTGCATTTATGGCAATATAGAACTATGGAAACAACTATTAAAACACCTGTCCAGATTGCTATTTCAGAGTTTGGTGGAGTCCGTCCATTAGCTAGAGCTATACATCGTGACCCAGCATCTGTGTGCAAGTGGCAGAGAGGAGATGGAACTATTCCAACTTCTATACAAAAGAAATTACTGGAGACTGCATGGGATAGGGGATATCAAATTTCTGCCCATGAAATTATTTTTGGCAGAGAATGATATGCAACAAACATTATTTAAGTTAACTGATCCAGAAATTAACTTTAGTAATGTTCATGTTCGAGATTTTATTGTTAAACCTGTAGCTATACAACAAGTAAAAAATTTTATAGAACAATGGCATTATTCAAAAAATGTAAATGGTTTAAATATTTCTAATGTTTTTGGATTGTTTTATAAAAACCAATTGTTAGGTGCAATTATTTACGGATCATTGTCTATGGCTAACACTTGGCAAAAGTACGGCAACAGAGAAGACGAGGTAATAGAACTAAAAAGGTTATGTTGCGTAGATGATACAAAGAAAAATACAGAAAGTTTTTTTATTGCAAAAACAATTAAATTTTTAAAAAAATTTACTAATTATAAAACCATAGTTTCTTATGCAGATCCTTTTTATAACCATACTGGAACTATTTATAAAGCTAGTAATTTTAAACACAAAGGTTATACAGCTAAAAGTAAAGTAATTCTATATAACGATAAAATATACCATGATAAGTCTATAAGGTCTGTTGATGACAATAAAAACTACAAGCCATTCACTTATGAAATAAAAAAAGCATTGTTAGAAGGTAAAGCCACATATATAAACAAACCACCAAAGCACATATATTGTTATCAGATACACAGAAAAAAAGAAAATAATTTAATTAAAACTAAAATAATAAAACAACTAAATTTATTATGAATTGTTACTGGTGCGGTGCTGAATTAATTACAGGTGCTGATATGGATACTGATGCATCAATGCATAAACTTTTTTATGACAAGTATTCAGTAATGACCAATTTAACCTGTAGTAAATGTGATTCAGAAGTATATATTTTAAAAAAAAGAGATGCCTTCGATTAATTAATATTTGTCATATGTTGCATTATGTGCTACACTGGTTTATGAGCAGGTAACTGTCTCATTTTCGTCACTTACAATTTTTTAATTACAAAACGAATGACAATTTCACTTCCAAAAAGTTCACATCCAACAGGACTGCACTTTTTTAAACGCAACCCACATCCTAAAAAGGAAGACCACGGTGATTGCGGAGTTAGAGCATTAACTCTAGCTACTGGCATGGATTACTCACGAGTAAAATACTATGCCGACAGATGGATTCAAGAGAATGATCATGAATACTCTGAACCATGTTGGGGTTACAGAACCAGATACAAAACTTCCTACGGTGGTATGTACGCAGGTGACATGACTTCTATAATTCATTCAATAGGTTTAAGTTTTAACAAAGACCTCAGACGTTGGAGTCGACACAGTCAAGGAACTGAATTTCATGTCGACAATTTACCAAGTGTTTGCATCGTTGAACAATGTGAACATTTTGTATGCGTCAAGAATGGTGCTATCTACGACAGTTGGGATTGTAGAGGTAAGACCAAAAGATTAAAAGAGGTCAAAAGCTTTTGGTGTCATGACGATGCTTGGGATGACCTTCTTAGCAAAAAGAAATACAGATGACTATTACCCAAAAACTAAAAAGGTTGGACTATTTGTCCAGCCTTCCTTATCTTGATCACACATCAGAAGATTGGGATGAAGAACTAAGACTCGAATGCGAGTTAGACCACCTTAACCAATTAGACCAATGAGAAGACATGACATAACCGTCTACACAAATGACGAACATGATCTTTACAACATTCTTAATGAAGTCAGATCTGAAATAGACCGCAAGGTTTTTGATAGGACAAACATCAGGCAAAGAAAATTTTCTGGCTCACATGAAATAGAAAAATCTACTGATAGTCCTACTTGGAAATACTTTGGTCATTACGAAACAGTTGCATCATGGGAATCTAATGTTGTTCCAGATGACGAGTTTATTCAATTCCAAAAGGAGTTTAAATAATGCCAAAGACAACATCACAAAGTGCCAAAGTTCTCTACCACCTAGAGAACTACGGTTCACTAACTGCTATCGAAGCGTTAGAGCTATTTGCTTGTTTCAGACTTGCTGCCAGAATTAACGATCTTAAGGAAGCAGGGCATGACATTCAAATGGAAATGAAAAGACAAAAAAACGGCAAAAAGATAGCTGTTTATTCTTTACCTAAAATCCAAAAACAAGGAGAACTAAAACTATGACCGCTGTTGAATACCCGATTACCGACAAGCAATCGTGGTTAGAAAATCGTTTGCTAGATGTCACCTCAACTGAGGTATCAGCATTGTTTGATCTAAACCCATACCAAACAGAGTTTGAACTTTATCACCAGAAAAAAGATAAGGTTGTTATTAACATTGATGACAATGAACGCATGGCATGGGGCAGACGTTTAGAAGATTCAATTGCACTTGAGTTTGCAGAACGCAACAAACTAAAAGTTGAACCTTTTGATGTTTATATGCGTAACCCAGATACAAGGATGGGTAGTTCTTTTGATTACAAAATTACAAGCGAAAAAGAACCTGCCATTTTAGAAATAAAAAATGTCGATGGGTTGGCATATCGCAAGAACTGGATTGAACATTCTGAGGACAACATCGAACCGCCAGAACATATAGCTTTGCAGCTACAGCATCAGTTAGAAATTACTGGATTTGATGTTGGTTACATAGTGGCACTTGTTGGTGGCAACACAATGAAAGTTGTCCGCAGCAAAAGAGATCCAAGGATTGGCAAACTTTTAACTGATAAAGTACAAAATTTTTGGGAAAAAATTAAGTTAGGTGTTGTTCCTGACATTGATTACACCAAAGACTCACAGTTCATAATGAAAAATTTATGTAACCAAGCAGACGATGGTTTAGTTCTTAAGTCAGATGAAGACATGGACAAACTAGTAGATGAGTACAACTCAATCAACAAGGAATATCATCAACTGGGAAAAACAAAGGATGCAATCAAGGCAGAAATTTTAAACAAAAGCGGAGGTGCATCCAAGATTATTTCTAATTACGGAACAGTTTCTTGTTCTATGTCCAAGGCCAGCAAAGGCAAACTAATCACACCAGAAATGGTCGGTACATACATCAACCCTCGCAAAAGTTATCGTATGTTTCGTTTCAATCAACCAAAAGGAATTTAAATCATGACCTCATCAATCACACCACTTGTAGCCATGCAAGGAACATTAGAAAAAATGGCAGACAAATTTACTGAAGCTTTGCCAAGGCAAATGGATGTAAACAAATTTATTAGTGTTGCTAAGTTAACGCTAAATAAAAACCCAAGGTTATTACAGGCAGACAAAACAAGCTTGATGCAAACCTTTATGAAGGCAGCACAAGATGGTTTGTATTTGGATGGTAAAGAAGCAGCAGCCGTTCAGTATGGACAGTCAGTTCAATACATTCCTATGGTCGAAGGAATTATTAAGGTCTTACATAACAGCGGATTAATTAAAACAATTTCTGCTGAAGTTGTATACGAAAATGATTTCTTTGATTACGAGCTAGGCACTGCACCAAAGATTACACACAAACCATTAATAGTTGGTGACAGGGGCAAACCAATGTGTGTCTATGCTGTTGCGATAACAACTAATGACGGTGAGTACTACGAAGTAATGAACATGGATCAGATAAACCAATGCCGTCAAGTATCAAAGGCCAGTTCATCACCTCATAGTCCTTGGGTAAAATGGTTTGACCAGATGGCAAAGAAAACTGTTATCCATAGGATTGCAAAACGACTACCAAAAAATGATGCAATCAATTCTGTCGTGACAGTAGATGATGAACCTAATTTCCAACAGGCAGTAAACGTCACTCCTTCAGAACCAAAAGATTCTCTATCAAGATTAAGAGATTCAATTGGTATGGAAGGTAAGGATGTAGAACAAGCAGCAAATGACCTGCTAGAAAAATACAACAAAGAAGCTAGAGAGGAGTGATGCATTATTATTCTCATCACATCAGCGACTATATGAGCCATACAGGGCATCTAAACCCAATGGAGGATCTTGCATACCGTAGATGCTTAGACATCTACTACCTGCATGAGAAAGCATTACCAGAAGATGCCAGTATGGTTGCTCGCAAAATAAGAATGCCTGACAATGTGCCAGAAGTAAAAATTATTTTAGAAGAATTTTTTACACATGATGTTGGCAAGGGATGGATCAATCCAAGAGGAGAAAAAGAAATAAAAAAATATCACAGCAAAGTAGAAGCAGCATCTAGGGCAGGTAAGGCATCTGCTCTAGCTCGGTCTAACGTAGGTTTAACGGACGTTCAACTAACCAATAACCATAAACCAATAACCAATAACCATAAACCAATTAATAAGACGCTAAAGCGTCCTCGTAATGTAAGCAAAAAAACATGGGAGGATTTCTTAGTTCATAGAAAGAACAAGAAAGCACCATTAACAGAGACTGCTTTTATTGGTATAAAAAACGAAGTAAAGAAAACTTCTATTAGTTTGGAGGAAGCATTAGTTATGTGCCAAGCAAGAGGATGGCAAAGTTTTAAAAGCGATTGGGTAGTTAAAGAAAAAAAATCTTTTGCTACTACTAGCTACGGTGAGGGGGAGCAAGAGATATGAGTTTACAAAAAGTTTTAAATAAAGAAAGGCCAACCGAAGAACGTATTTGTTCAGAGCATGGTGCATATACTTCAACAAACTATATCCATGACTATTGGACAGAGTGCCCAGAATGCATGGCTATAAAAAGAAAAGAGGTTGAAAAACAGGAAGAAGAAAAATTTAGACAAGAAAAATTAGAACGAGAAAGACGCAGATGGATGGCAAAAATAAATGGTGCAGCAATTCCAGAACGATTTAAAGATCGGACATTGGAAAGTTATGTGGCAAAAACTAGTGGTCAACAGAAGGCATTAGCATTTGCAACAGAGTATGCAGAAAATTTTGATTTAGTTTTAAGAGAAGGACGGAGTGCAATCTTCGTAGGCAAAGTGGGTACTGGCAAAACTCATCTTGCTATCGGCATTGCGTTGAGCATTATGCAACAACAACGGTCAGCATTATTTGTCACCGTGCAACGTCTAATCAGAAGGGTAAAAGATAGTTGGCATACAAAAGAAGAAACAGAAAGTCAGGTAGTCGATGTATTTGCATCACCTGATTTGCTTGTGTTGGATGAGGTGGGAGTACAGTTTGGGTCAGAGTTTGAGAAACAAGTGTTGTTTGATGTACTAAACACACGCTATGAAAATAGAAAGCCATCAATTTTATTATCAAACATCCCGAAGGAACAGCTATCTGATTATCTTGGTGAACGTGTAACCGATAGGTTGCGTGAAAATGGAGGTAAGGTGATAGGTTTTGATTGGGAATCTTACAGGAGAAATTTATGAAAGAACAAACACTTTTAAAAATTGCACAATATCAATGCCAACTGGCAGAACTTGATCGGCAGTTTTGGTTTGAAAATTTAGACAAAAGATTTTACAAGGTTAATTTTGATCGAATAACAGAAGCTATAACGGAGCTACAAAATGATTGAGGTTGTCTTAGGTTGGCCGCCAAGTGACCTCAGTCCTAACGCTAGGTT